ACCTTGATCAAGCCCAAGCTGAACCTCATGTCTCCGGTCTTTCTCCGGCACCGTAACCGCGGCGCCGAGGTCGGGACACAAGTTTTTACACGCTACCCGGTCCAGGCGGCGAGTACAGCGGGGTTCTCTCTAGCTTCCGGAGAGGACATGATCGCCTTGTGCTCAAGAATATGCTCGGAATGGTTATCTGTGAGCAGAACTTGAGGAACCTCCCCCTTCCTGAGCATCTCGTTTTCTTCACGAATGAGGATGGAGTCGGAGAAGGGGTTCTCAGTGGTGGAGTCGATCTCGCCAGTTCTCAGGAAGTTAACGACCTGCTTGGGATCCTTGATGATCCCGTATTGTTGCCATGCTGCGACCATTTCGTGTCTGCCGGCAAAGCTCTGGGTCAGGGGGTTGCCAAGGTCAACGGTAACCCGCTCAACGTCCATCAGGTCTTTAGAGCGGTACTTTTTGATCTGGCCCTTACGACTTGCTCCGACGATGTAGGCGGTCATTTCCTCCGAGGCGAACATTTGAATGTTGCTGATGAGGCAGGTACCAACATCACTGGCGAGACGGGCATATCCCTTCTGCAAATTACTAACAAATTGAATGGCTTGGGCAAGAATTACGGCCAAGCTAGTTCCAGATTTTAGGCTCGCCGAGGGGTTACCTCTTGCGACATCGTTGATGCCGCTTAGGAGCTGTTGATGCTGCATCAGCATATCGATCATTTTGTAGTTTTCGGCGGAGCTTCCCGTCAGGTTCAGGGCAGACGGAGGTTGAGCAGCAGAGACAAGAATCTGACCATCTGAGAGACGGCGGGTGACCAGATTCGGATCCGCGCTGTAGATAAGCTGCGTAGCGTTGTTGAGGTTATTGGTCACCGTCCCGCTAAACAGGGCGTCGAGGGCTTCCTGGAGAGGCAGCAGGTCAATTGCCGGGCTGTCTCCAAAGGTGGTGCCGACAACATCTCCTCCGGTAAGTGGGAAAAGGGGTACGCGGTCGTAGCCAAGTTTGCGGTCACTAATAACCTGTCCACCAATAACCTCTACTCGCCTTCCGTCTGGGAGCATCGGGGTTCTGCTGTGGTAGAGAGTGTACTTCCAGGTGGTTTCATCGTCGTCTTCGGTTCCCAATCCTTGTTCGGAGAACCGGGGGTCCGAGGGGTCGTAGTCGAGGGAGCTACCCAGGATCTCGGCGGCGAAGTCAGGGTGGAGGGCAGCTTCATCGTGCTTCGAGACCTTGGTCCGGATGATGAACCAGGGAGAGTTCTTTCGGCTCGTAGAGCGAGCAACATCAAAGGGTCCTAGAACTTCAAAAAGTTGGTCCCCCGAACGAATGGTTTGTCCGCCATCAACTGTTAGCTCGTAGCCTTGGGTCAAATCCCAAGGACAATGAACCCACTGCTCTAATTGAAGGAGGGCTCCCAGGACTGCATCCGAGAGAATTCCGTGCATGTCCCGATCATCGCCGTAATACTCGCAAATTCCACGGGCCAGGTCGGACTCGATTTGGCTCTTTGCGTCAGTTGATTTGGAGCGGGGTTGGAACGCAAGTTTGTTTTCCGTCACAAGGATATGGAGACGCCTTACGAGCGAGCGGTAGTGGTTCACGCGCATCCGAGCCACATCTTCTTGGTCGCGAGTGATGCGGAGAGAGCCTTCTTTACTGAAGCCGTAGTAGGCCCGGTAGGCCGTGGCGATCCTGTCCGCGTATCCGGTGGAGGTCATCCACTGCTGGTGGCGCGAGAAGGCTTCCTCGATCTTGGCTGCGATATCTTCAATTTTGGCTGATGGCCAGTATGTCGTTTCCATGGGGGTTCCTATCTGCGAGCGGCGAGATTTTTAAGGTGGGCTATGTGGTCGGGGTCTTTAGGGAGTGAGAACACTGATTCACGGTTAGGTTTGGGGCGGAGGTCTGTGGTCTTGTCTACACACCTTAGCGCATATACGGCTGCAGCTACGGCGTCGCAGTGCCCCAGGGCGTCTGATCTCTCGTAATCGGAGCGGTGCTTGTTGAGCAGGCCGCCTTGAAGGGTACGGATCAGCAGAGAGCACCGGGGATCGACCTGAGCCTGGTCAGCAAGGAAGGTGGTGGCCAGGAGAAGAAGGCCGGCTGCGAAGTCATCTTTGGCGGGGAGAGAGGCCGGTAGTCCGAGGGAGGAGTAATCGATAAGTAGTTGGCCGGGGGCATCGAGGACCAGGGTTATGTCGGCCCATTTGGCTTTGACGGCTTCTACAATTGTGGAGGTGGGGGTGCCCGGATTGAAACTCAGCTCATCTTTGAAGAGCACCCTAGCTAGGTCATGGCTATAGCCAACCTCAAGGAAAACGGTCTTGTCTTTCACTCCCCCAGCGTCACCAAAGAGCATCCACTTAACATGAGCGGCTTGAACCGGCTGGACGTGCTGCGGCTTGAAGGTAGAGCAGATCGAACGGTTAGTATCGACGATGATCTTGCAGAAAAACTCTCTTTGAGCTGTGGCAGACTGTTCTCCCCCCACCTCGTCCAGGAGTCTTTTGCGCTCCTCTGGCGGTAGGTCCGAGATATCGTCAATAGTCATCTCGACGTAGGTATTACGTTCCTTCGCCTTGTTCACCAGCTCGGATGCCCAGAAGTGCTCCGGGGACTCAGGAGGGGTCGAAGGGAAGATTAGCTTGAACTTCCGCTTCATCGTGGCCGGGATGATGATCGCCCGATACAGGTAGGCCAAATTCGAAACGAATGCGGCTTCATCGATAATCAGGATATCGATGGCATTACCCCGGAGGCCGTTGGGGTTCTTGTCGAGGCCGATGAGCTTGATGACGGAGCCGTTAGGGAACCGAAATTCCTTCTTGGATGCCTTCCAGACCGGCCTTAGGTGGTCGGGGCAATCAGCCAGGAGCCATTCAAAGATGGGAAGGATGAAGGCTTCGAGGTCAGTTAGGAAGGCGGTGGCATAACGGATGTGTTGTTTCCGCCTAATCGCCTCGGAGGCACAGTAGGTGACGCAGGTGGTCGATTTGCCTAGGCGGCGACTGATATTGAAGACGGCCAGGTCTGTGGGAGCTTGCTCTAGGAGGGTGAGGAGCTTTTCCTGCTCTGGACGCAACTTCCACGACAAGCAACCGCGCTTCCATAGTTGAGCGACGGCGTCCTCTCGGGTGATTGCTGGGATTGCTGTCATTGATATCTTTTAGGGCTTGACGATCGAGAGGAGGGAGTCTGTGGGGACATCTGTAGCAGAGGTTTTGTCGCCGCTCTCTGGGGTCTGCTCAACCTCTTTGAGGGCGGGGTACACGTAGCGGAAAAGGAAGTAGAGAGTATTCCGCTTCTTCTCCAGGTCGGTCTCTTGTTGGTAGAGGGCGATGAACTCCTCGGCCAGGTTGAAGCCGGCCCGATCCATCGCGTCCCGGAGAGATGTGGAGTTCTTATTGGGCGTACCCTTCTTACGGCCGCCTGACTTGGGCAGACCCTTCGGCTTGCCGGGTTTTCTCTTATTTTCAACTTTGGATTTTTCTTCGGTCACTGGAGGTGCTCGGGGACAAGAGTTTCGAGTGCGCGGATTTGCTTGAGGAGATCGACGATGTGCTGGGAAGGAATAATGATGGCGATCTTTTCGGAAGGGATTTTGGTCGCGTCCAGAGCTTCAACAGCAGCTTCAAAATCGGCGCGGAGGGTGGCGAGGTTCATCTCAGGCCTTTCAGATTCTGGGTGGCGATGAGACTTTTAACTTCCGCTTCCAACTTGACGAGCTTGTCAGTGTCCTCAACAGACTTCTTGGCTCTGTCACGAGCGAACCCTTTTTTAGCGTTGTAAGAGACTAGGGCTAGGAACATCGCGGAAATGACTCCCCAATCCAAAACTGGGGCCGACGCAATTTTGAAGATAAGGACCGCGAGGGTGATGTTGGTCAAACTTAGAGTGTTATCGGGGTCACACACCTTTGAGCGAACTAGAAAGGTATTGATGCGGTCGGATAGTTTCACTTTTCACCTCGGATACATGCCCGAACGACCGCGCTGAAGATGTAGTCCTTGAGCCGCTGCTCGACAGGCAAATGATCGTAAGGGACGCAGCACGGGTGAGTCTTTTTGACCGGGTCTTTGATCGGGCCGTACCTCCAGCCCGCCGCCTGCTTCTCGGCGAGCCAACTATCGTGGCTAGCACTCGGGGAGGCGCTCGGGTTGGCCATGATGAACTGGACGCCCTTAATCGCCGAGGCTTGCTGCCAGTCTGGTGCGAGTTCCCATCCCATCTGGCTGTCGTCGCCGAGGGTCTCGCAGTAGGCGCGATTGGCCTCATGGCAGATCTTTGCGATGTCTTGGACGTTCATTTCAATGTCTCCGAGGTTTGATTCCTCAGAGCTTTCCAAATGGCAGCGGAGGTGTGGCCCACGGCATTGGCTGCGAGGTCTGGGGCTCGGGAAAGAGTCTTCACTCCAACGACAACGCCATCAACGATTTCAATTTCGAAGGCCAGGTAAAGGAGATGACTGTCTTTGGCGACAAGGAAGGCCTTCCCGGTGACCGGCTTCGCGTTCTTCTTAGCCTTCGACATTTGCGGGAGCCTCCGGAGCTTCAGCCGATTTAGAAGCGGCTTGTTCTTGGGCGGCCTTCATCACCGCTTCAACATAGTCGAGAGCTTCGGCGATGATCGCGGAGTGCTTACCCGACGGCGCTCGCATAATTTGACCCATCGCTGCTCGAATAGATTGACCCGCCGTCGCGGACCATTCGTCCCCGTTGACGGTTGTAGCTGGGAAAATTGGTAGCGGTGAAAGGTTGCGGGCGGCGGCG